GAGGAGATCCGACCGCCAGGATCCCGCCCCCGGTATGAGTTGCACCAGCAGCACGCGGCCGAGGTTCGCCCCGGCCCGACCGCGCCGCATCCCGACCACGGCGGCACGCTCGCCGGGGTCGAGACCCTCCTCGACGCGATCCGGCAGACACGCGAGCTGTTCCGGGTCGCTCGCTCCCCTCGCACCGACGCGCTGTGGCCGCACCTGCGACCGTTGCTGTGCGAGGCCGAGGCGTGGCTCCAACGACAGCTGCGCGCCGATCCGCAGGACGGTGCGAGCAGCGTGCTCCTGCAAGAGGTACGGCGATACCTGGGCCGACACGCGTGAGACTCCTCACCCTCCTCGTCTTCCTCGTCTTCGCGCCCTGGTGGTCGTACGGGCCATCGCTGGGATCGAGTGGGACCTGATCTGTGGGGTGATGTTGATGGGAGTTGGTGTTGGGTACTGGATCGGATCGGGACCAAGGGCGAAAGGACCCTGAAAATGGCTGAAAAGAAGAGCACGGCGCGGAAGAAGGAGGCGGCCGCTGGCCGCAAGTATAACAAGAGTCCCGAGCACAAGCAGGCCGAGAAGAAGGACGGCAAGAAGGCCAAGGGCAAGTGAGCGAGGGGGACTTGGGGGGCGCCCGCAAACCCACGGATCAATCGCTTGCTCATTCCCGCATGGAAGAGCGTGCGCTGGCTCGTGGGTGGGCGATGCCTCAGGAGAAGCGCGAAGAAATTGCAGCCCGGCTCCTCGAGGTGATCAGCGGGCCGAAGAAGTACCGCATGCGGTACGTGCTCAGCGCGGCGAAGGCGCTGGTCGCAGCCGACCTCAGGCAACAAGAGCTTGACATAAAGAAGAATGAATCCCTCGTCTCCCTCGCCGACGCCATCGACGAAGCTCTTAGCGCAGAAGATCCGGCTGCTCCAGCAGAAGTACCGTGACGACCCGGTGGGCTTCAATCAACGTGTGCTCAAGCGGCTGCCGTTCGACCCCAACCCGACCACGCGGCAGTATCAGCGCGAGGTGTGCCAGTCGGTGCTCGACTATCGCGTAACGGTGGTGTTCTCGGGCAATTCGACGGGTAAAGACTATCTGTTGGGATGCCTGATCCCCTGGTGGGGGTTCACCCGGCCCAACAGTCTCACGATGGTCACCGGCGTATCCCAGACCCTCCTTGGTAGCGTCACCTTCAAGGAGGTTCGGCGCGCTATCTCCGGGTCGCCCGTGCTGCGTCAGCTCGGCGTGAAGATGAGCCAGGGCGTAAAGGCCAGCCCGCAGCTCGTGGAGTTTGGGCCCGGCTGGCATGTCCTCGGCTTCTCCACGACCAATGTGGAGCGCGCGTCGGGTCAGCACTCACCCGAGTTGTTTGCTGTCATCAACGAAGGCTCAGGCGTTGATGACCACATCTATGACGCGGTCGATAGCTGGGTCTATAAGCGGCTGCTGGTCTTCGGCAACCCCATCCGTGCGGATGGCCGTTTCATTGAGCTGATCCGGCAGGCTGAAGCCGATCGCCGCGACGGCGTGCCGAAGCACCTCGCGGTTAACGCGATCCAGATCCCCTCAACCGACTCGCCCCACGCCCACCTCGACCATTCGCCGTTTGGCCTGGCCGATAGGACGTGGCTCGAGTCGATGTACCGTCAGTACGGGCCTGACAGCCTGTGGGTACGCAGTCACATCAAGGCTGAGGTACCTGTTGTCTCCTCCGATGCCCTGCTGCCCGAGGCATGGCTCGATTGGGCGGCTTGCGACGAAAACGGCCAGCGCGTCCGGCCGCTTGCCCATCCTGTCACGGCCACGCGACGGATCTCGTGCGACCTGGGCGAGGGCGTGGGACGTGACTCGAGCTGTGTGCTGGTACGCGACGAGTGGGGCATCCTGGATGTGGTTTTTGGCTCGGCGCTCGGTCTGCCCGAGGCGGCCGATCTGATCTACCAAAAGGCACTCGCCTGGAACGTACCACCCAACCGAATCACCTATGATCGCGCCGGCATCGGTCGGGACTTCCCCTTGCACCTGCGGCGCAACTTCGGCGACGTGGCACGCCAGATCCAGGGCTACGCCGGTGCGGGGTCGCCCCAGAGCAAGGACTTCGCCAACTTGCGTACCGAGGCGGCGTGGCGGCTGCGCCAGCGTCTCGAGCCGGGTGCCGATCTGCACGGCTCGTCCGTGGATCGATTCGCGCTCAGGCTCAAGGTGCCGTTCGGCATCCCGCGCGGCCCGTATTGGCCACGGCTGCGGGAGGAGCTGAAGACGCTGTCCTACTCGATGGCCGGTCGCAAGATCAAGCTGCTGCCCAAGGCCGATCACGCGATCCTGCTTGGTCATTCACCGGACATCGGTGATGCGCTGATGCAGTCTTTTGCGTTCCCATAAGGATATGATCCATGGCCAATAAGAAGGCGCCGAAGTCCGGGCACTGGATTCAGGGCGCGATCAAGCGTCCCGGGGCGCTGCGCAAGAAGCTCGGCGCGAAGCCGGGCCAGCCGATCCCCGCGGCCAAACTCGAGAAGGCAGCCCACAGCACCGACAAGCGGCTCGCCGACGAGGCGAGGCTCGCCATCCAGCTCGGGAAAATGTCCAAGAAGGGCACCAAGAAGAAGGCCGCTAAGAAGAAGTGAACGAATGATCGACGTCAACAAGGTCATCACCGAGGTGGAGGGTGGCCTCCAGACCGAGGCACGCCACCGCATGGACCGTGCGCTCGAGGCGCTGGCGTTCTACGACTTCCGCGGTCATTCTTATATGCAGGAATTTAAGAATGATGCCGAGACGCCGCTCGAGTACATCAAGCGTCCATACCGCGAGAGCGGTATCACGCGGGAGGCGGTGCGCATCCTGACACAGCACCTGTACGCACCGGGCCCACGACGGATGTGGGACGACGAGGGCGTCCAGGCGTTCTTGGACTCGGTGTACTTGGCGAACCACATTGACATCAAGATGCTGCGGGCTGACCAGCTCTCAACGCTCTCCGATGTTTGCGCGATCCAGGTCGACGCGGACCAGGGCGACCCGAGCAACCCGATCAAGCTGAGACTGTGGGGCGCAGAGGAATTCCACGTCTGGGAGGACCCGGACGACCGTTGCACCCCGGCCGCGGTCGTGACCAAGGACGTTTACGACATGACCACGCGGTATCGCCTGTGGACTCAGGAGTACGTTTATACGTTCATCACTCGCAAGGCCACGGCGACGGCTGGCGGGAGGGTGGCCCATCGTGTGAGCAAGGACGAGAACACTTATGGGTGTCTACCCTTCGCGTTCGTTCACAACGAGTACCCAGCACGCGCTTTCTGGGAGACGGGGATCGGCGAGCTGATCGTGCGGGCCGAGGTACGGGTCAACGATCGGTTGAGTCGGCTCGACCAGGCGATCAGCAAGCATCTCAACCCGTTCCCGTGGGCCCGCGGCGTGCCCGAGGGCTTCGAGGTGATCCTCGGTAATGCGGGGAATATGTTTATCACTTTGCCGGGTCGTGGTCGGCTGCCATCGCCGAGTGGCGACTATCAGGCACCCGATCAACCCGAGGTGGGATACCTTCAAGCGGTGATCGATATCGCTGGCGCATGGGAGGATATCAGGAGCTTCGTCACCCAGATTTTCGAGGCGGCCGGCGTCCCACAGGCGGCTTATCGAATGGAGCAGACGGGCGTCGCATCAGGGATCTCGCTGATGGTGGAACAGGCTCCCCTCCTCACGCGAGCCAGGGAGCGACGACCGTACTTTGCGTCGTATGAGCATGAGCTGGGGCGAGTGATTTTGAGATGTGCTGGCACCCACTACGGTCGTCCCGGTCTAGTGGCGGCTGCGGATCGGGCCAAGCTCACGCTGGACTGGCCAGAGCCGTCGATCCCGATCCCGACCGACGACTGGTACACTCTCCAGATGTCGCGTGTGGCGACGGGTACGACGAGCCTGATCCGGGTGGTGATGCAGGAGCGCGGCTGTGCTCGTGACCAGGCCGTCGAGATCCTCCGACAGATCGAGGACGACCGTCAGGAGCTGGCCAGGATCATTCCCGGCTTGCAGCTACCCAGTTACGCAGGTCAGCAGCTCGCGCAGGGGGGCGACCAGGGGGACGCCTCTGTACCGGCTGCGGATAACGTGCAGGAGACTCCGAGTGATAGTACCGATCAGTGAGGCCCGGGGTCGTATGATCCGGTGTCCGGACCACGGCTGTGGCCATCCCGTGCTGGTGTTGCGGTCCCAGGCCAGGGTGCGGCCCAATGCGGCTCAGTCTGCACCGATCCCTACGGCAGACCAGTGGTATCGGTGCAACTGCCCCCGCACTGGGGCGAAGCTATATAGGGCTCATACGCAGGTCGAGGTGATCGATGAGTGAAATGGCAACCCCCACCCCAACCCCCGCGATCCGCGATGACGGGCGCGGGGAGCTGATC